ATTCACTTCTTGCTGGTGCCATTAAAGTTAATGAAAATTTCCTAGAGGTTTATAATGCATTAGGTGATGGGACATCATTATTAACAGGAAATCCAAATTTAACTGTAGGTATTATTACTTCTACTGGATTGGATATTAACGGTAATGGAGATATTAGTGGAAATCTAGATGTTGGTGGTGATTTAACTGTCACTGGAGTTCTTACTTATGAAGATGTAACTAATGTCGATTCAATTGGTGTTGTTACTGCCAGAGATGGTGTTGTAGTTTTAGGATCTGGTATTACTGTAACTGGTGTTTCAACATTTTATGATGCCACATTCTTAGATTCACGTCTTCAAGTTGCAGGATTATCTACATTTAATAATAATGTTGATATCAATGCATCTGTTGATATATCTACAGATCTCGTTGTAGATGGTTGGTCTAATCTTGATGATGTAAATGTCTCAGCAGCATTGACTGTTACTGGTGCAGTTGACTTTAATGGAGATTTGGATGTTGATGGTGTTACAACTTTAGATACGACTACAATTGATGAACTTCTTACTGTTAATGCAAATATAGATGCAAACGGTGATTTGGATGTTGATGGGCACACAGAATTAGATTTTGTTAATGTGTCAGCTGGTGCAACAATTGCTGGAGCACTTGATGTTAATGGTGGGGCAGACCTTAGTGGTGGTGAAATTAATCTTTCATCTGCAACAGTTGCAGACTTAACAGATAATCATGTTGTTATTGCTGGTAGTGGAGGATCACTTGAAGGTGATGCTAATCTGACATTTAATGGTTTAACTCTTTCTGTTGGGGTAGATTTAGATGTTGATGGGCACACTGAAGTAGATAATTTACAAGCAGTTGGTGTTGTTACTGTTACTGGAAGTGCAGAAATTGATAATGTAAGAATTGATACTAATACCGTTGATACTACATCAGGCAACCTTATACTCGATTCTACTGGTGGTATAGTTGATATTAATGATGCAGTTGATATTAGTGGAGATGTTGACATTGAAGACACTACACAGTCAACAAGTCCAACCACTGGTGCCTTAAAGGTTGCTGGTGGTGTTGGTATCGTTAAGAATCTTTGGGTTGATGGAAATCTGGATATTGATGGTACAACAGAACTTGATACTGTAGGTGTTACTGGTAATGCAACTATTACCACTGGTGATTTAGTTATTGCAACAGCAGGTAATGGTATTGACTTCTCTGCTACTACAGATGGTACTGGAACTGCAACTTCTGAACTCCTTGATAATTACGAAGAAGGAACATTCACTCCCACAATTACGCAAGGAATTACTAGCCCAACATATTCTGCACAGAATGGTTATTATACAAGAATTGGTGATTTGATGTTTGCTCACATCATTTTAACCGTTAGTGGTGGAACAGCAAATGGAAGTGGTGTGATTGTTGGTGGTCTTCCATATACTTCAAAAACTGGAGGTGCAATTGCAAATGTAGCATTCACTGGTGCAGTTGGAATTGCAACAGGTATCAATGCTGGATCATTTGGTCTTGTTCCTAGTGCTACTACGACTATTGAGATACGTTACCAAGGAGATCAGTCTCAAATTGCTATTACTGGAACAGAATTAGGTAATGCAGTTACCATTAATGTTTCCACGGTTCACAGAGTTTCTTAACTCATTTAATATCCTAATAAATAGATAAAAAAAGTCATGTCTGCAATTGTAACGGATCAACTTAGAATATTAAATGCTAAAAATTTCGTAAATGAAATTACTTCTAGTAGCAATTCTTACTATAGTTTTGTCGGTCTAACAAATTCAGAAGACTATAGTTCGACTTGGGATGAATCACCACCATCACCTAAAGATAGTTTTTCTGAGGAGATGCACAACTGGGATACTGTAGTTGGACTAAAAAAAGTTTCTACAGATGACGTTAGATTTGCAATCAAAAAGAATACGTGGTCATCTGGTCTAACATATGACATGTATAGACATGATATTAATAGAGATAGTGTCTCGCAACCCTCTCTATCAACATCATTATATTCTTCAAATTATTATATTGTTAATAGAGATTTTAGAGTTTATATTTGTCTACAAAATGGTACTGATCCAGAAAACCCTAATGGAAGACCATCTCTGGATGAACCTAGATTCATTGACCTAGAGCCAAGAAGTGCTGGAACAAGTGGTGATGGATATATTTGGAAATATCTATTTACTATTAATCCAAATGATATTGTAAAGTTTGACACTTTAAATTATATTACTGTTCCTACTGACTGGGAGACTGAAGAGTCTTATCAATCTGTTAGACTAAATGCAAAAAATAGTGGTCAATTAAAGATTGCAAATATAGTCGCAAGGGGTGTGGATGTTGGAACACCAAACCAAGTATATACTTGTGACATTATTGGTGATGGAACTGGAGGAAAAGCAACTATTGTTGTTGATAACCAATCAAAAGTAGATTCTGTAGTTATTTCAAATGGTGGTTCTGGATATAGTTATGGTCATATTGATATAACAACTGGTAATTTCCCTCAAGATTATACTACAGTTCCGCAATTTAAAGTTATAATTCCACCAAAAGATGGTCACGGTTATAACATTTATAGAGAGTTGGGTTGTACTAAAGTATTAGTATTTTCTCAAATTAAAACAGATGCAACAAATCCAGATTTTATTGTTGGGAACAAAATTTCAAGAATCGGAATCATTGGAAATCCTTTGGCATTTAATTCCAATGAATTATTACAGACAAATCAAGTAAGTGCATTATATGCACTCAAACTGACTGGTGTCAATTCTCCCAGTGATTATAGGAATGCAATTTTTTCACCCAATGCAACTATTACGCAAACAGTATCAACAGGCACTACTGCGATTGGAAGAGTTGTTTCATATAATAAAAATACTGGAGTTCTAAAGTATTGGCAAGATAGAACTTTGTTTGGATTTAACTATGATTTAGAGCAAGATATTGAAGGAACTTATGGTAATAAACTTGACAGGTTCAATTCAGATATTGGATCTGGTGGATCATTAAATATTACTGGTTCAAACCAAACGTTAAAAATTGATAATACTTTTGACGGTGATGTATTAGAGATAAATAATCTAAACTACTATCTTGGACAAACGTTCAATGATGGTGCATCTGAACCAGAAGTTGAAAAGTATTCTGGAGATTTAGTTTATGTTGATAACAGACCTTCAATTACTAGGTCTCAAAATCAAAGAGAAGACATCAAAATTGTATTGCAGTTCTAAAAATTATGCCACAGATAACTAATCTCAATACTTTCCCATATTTTGACGATTTTGATCGATCAAAATCGTTTTACAAAGTATTATTCAAGCCAGGTCAACCAGTTCAGGCTAGAGAATTAACTACAATACAATCCATTCTTCAAAATCAAATTGAAGAATTTGGCAATCATACTTTTAAAGAAGGTTCAGTTATAATTCCTGGAACACTCAAGGTTATTGACCAGGCATATAATTTGCAACTTGAAGAAAATTATAATGGAATTGATGTCTCTCAATATTTAAATTCTCTTGTCGGTAAAATTATTGTAGGACAAGATACTGGCATTAGAGCTAAAGTAGAAGTAGTAAGTGGTTATAATATTTTCATAAATGTAGTGTCATCAGGAAATGATAATCAGACTAAACTTTTCAATGCTGGTGAAGATTTAGCAATTGAAGCAGCATTAAACTTAACTGATGCACAAATCACTACATTTAATGCGGGTGATACTATTGCTACTGTAAGACAAAATAGTAGTGGGTGTCTTGCAAAACTATCGGAAGGTGTTTTCTATTTAAGAGGATTTTTTGTAAATGTAAGTGATCAAACTCTAGTTATAAGTAAAGAAGATTCAAATCCCACATTTAATCTGGGATTCCAAGTTGCAGAAACATTTGTAGATGCATATGATGATGTTTCTCTATATGACAACTCTCAGGGATTTGTAAACTATGCAGCTACTGGAGCTGATAGATTAAAGATTGAGGCATCTTTGGTTCATGTAGAAACTGGTGAGGATACTCCACAAGACTTTGTAGAGTTAGCAAAGATTAGAAATGGTATCGTAGAATCTTCAAAGATTGATAATCCAGAATATAATGTTCTTGCAGAGGAATTTGCAAGAAGAACTTTTGAAGAAAGTGGTGATTATTATGTCAAACCATTTTCATTAGAACTAAAAAATTCCTTAAATGATTATAAGGGGAATAATGGTGTTTATGAAAGTGATGAACTAACGTCATCTGGCAATTCTCCAAGTGATGATTTAGGTGTATATAAGTTATCATCTGGTAAGGCATATGTTAGAGGATACGAAGTAGATATTCCTTCCAATTTGTTTATAGATTTTAAAAAACCAAGAGAGACAAAAGAGTTTAAATCGCAAGCAATCAGTTATTTAACTGGATCAACTTTGTCACTCAATCGTGTTTATGGAGCACCAAAGATTGGTTTTTCAACTTCATATACTGTTTCACTTAGAGATGAAAGAGTAGGAGCATCATCTACAATTGCATCAGGTAAAGAGATTGGACTGGCACGTGTATATGATTTTGCTCTTGAAAGTGGATCTTATGACGCATCAAATTCGGATTTAAACATTTGGGATCTATCACTATTTGATGTTCAACCTTTTACTGATATTATTGTTAACGAGAATATTGAATCTGTACAGACTCCAACATTTATTAAAGGTAAAGCAAGTGGTGCTGTTGGATTCTTAAGACATGATGTTTCCAATTCTGGTATTATAACAGCATATAACGTCAGAGGAAACTTTATCAAGGGTGAGGAGCTTGTCTTTGATGGCAATGATAGTGATAGAATTGCAACATCCGTAACAAGTTATGGCATTTCTAATGTCAAATCTATTTTTGGAGAAATTGGTGTTACAACTTTCTCTGGAGATGTTAAGCAGTCAACTATTTTAGAACTTGGTCCCTGCACTATTGATTCATTTGGTTTTGTAACACAAGCAGATCGTGATTTCACTAAAAACTTTAAAGTAGGTGATCTTGTTAGATATAATCAAGCATCACAATCACTACCAAATATTTCTAGAGTTGTTTCTGTAGCTTCAACTTCTATTGGATTAGAAGCAGTTCAATCAGTTAATGGTATTTGTGTTGGTACACTACCATCTAGTCAAATTGACTTGATTGATGTAAACAGAGTATCTACAATACTTCAAGCATCTGAAGATAATACTTTATATACACCACTACCAAAAACAAATGTTTCTGACGTAAAACTATTAGATTCTAGCATTACTATTAGAAGATCATTTAACACAACAATTACTAGTGATCCAACAGGAGGAAGAATTACAATCTTACCTCAAGATTTAAATACTGGGGAAACTTTCTTGCTCTTTGACGAAGAAAGATATATCGTAACAAACAAAGATGGTGGTACTGAAGTATTAACATCTGATAAGTTTACTATTACTAGTGGTGGTAGAGAACTTATTATTAAAGGTCTTTCAACCACTGGAAGTGCTACTTTAGTTGCAACACTCAAAAAAACATCAATCAAGTCTATAACTAAGACTAAAAATAAAGTTAAGACTGTTATTGTAAACAAGTCAAATCTTGAAGGATCTGGTATTGGTGCAACAACATTAAATGATGGATTATCTTATGGAAATTATCCATATGGAACTAGAATTCAAGATGATGACATTTGTTTATTAGATTCTGATGTAACAAAATTATATGCTGTATATGAGTCATCTACAATTGGTGATCCTTCTCTTCCAAGACTAGTTGTATCAAATATCAGTAGCTTAAATTCTAGTGTTAATGATGCTCTAGATGGTGAAGAAATTTTTGGTGAAACTAGTAATGCAATTGGTATCTTAGTTACAAAAGTATCTTCAACAGTGGCAGAAATTGCCCCACTCAATGATAAAAAATTCATATCTGGAGAAACCTTAACATTTAAAGAATCTGGAATTACTGCAACTGTAGATTCACTTACTGAGGGAGATAATAATATTGTTGGCAGATATATACTGAACAAAGGTTTACGCAATACAATTTACGATTACTCTAGAATTTCTAAAAAACCAAATACAGAATCTCCAACGAAACGTATTCTAGTTGTCTATGAGCAAGCATCTATTGATTCAACAGATACTGGAAGTTTGTTAGATGTAAGTTCTTATCAAAAGTTTAAATACAATGATATTTCTTCTACAAATGGTTATAGACATTCAGATCTTATTGATATTAGACCAAGAGTAAAACCTTATACCGTAGTAGAAGGATCTAGATCTCCATTTGAATTCCTAGGAAGAAGTTTTGAGACGACTCAAAACAATAATATTGATATTTTGGCAAGTGATGAAGATATAAAAATAGATTATTCAATCTATCTACCAAGAATTGATAGAATTTACTTAACTAAGCAAAAAACTGTTCAAATTTTAAATGGAGTTTCCGCAGAAAATCCAGAACCACCACTACCAATAAATGATGCTTTAGAAATTGGTATAGTCAGTTTGCCTGCATACTTAAGATCCACTTCTGATGCAAAAATCAATCTAATATCTCACAAGAGATATCAGATGAGAGATATTGCTAAACTAGAAGATAGAATTAAGAATCTAGAATATTATACTTCACTATCTTTACTTGAAACTAATACTGCTAATTTAGAGATTAAAGATTCTCAAGGAAATGACAGATTTAAGTCTGGTTTCTTTGTAGATAACTTCACAACTACAAATAATCAAATAAAAGTTGGACCAAAAAATAGTATTGATCCAAATAATAATGAGATGAGAGCATCATCTTATACAACAGAGTTAGATATGCTCCTTGGTTCAACTGCGTTGACTGGTGTACAAGGTCCTTTTGATGCTGATGCTGATCCAGCATATGTTAATGATCTTATTGGCAATAATGTTAGAAGATCAACTTTAAATCTTTATGGATCTGATGATAATCAAGGAATGGGTCTACTAACTCTTGATTATACTGAGACCCTTCTAACTTCTCAACAAAATGCTACTAGAATTGTAAATGCCGCACCATATTTTGTAACTTTCTACACTGGTGTAATCACACTCAATCCATCATCTGATGTGTGGATTGAGCAATCCAGAATTGAAACTCAAACAGTTGAAGGATTGATTGGTGGATATAATGTAACTAATGTAGAAGCAACACCAGATGATTTAGATCCTCAGGCAGGATGGTCTCCAATTCTTTGGGGTGGTTGGAATGAAGAATGGACTGGAAGAACTACTAGAGATAGAACTCTTCAATCTAGTGATACATCATCTTCCCCTGCAACCAACTTAAGAACTAGAGGTAGTGCTACGGTTGATACTAGCATCACTGTTAGAGAAACAACTAGATCTGGAACAGCAACTCAAGCTGGTCTATCTTCAAGGGTTCAAACAGTTCCAGGTAATAGAATTAATCTAGGTGACAAAATTGCATCATTGAATGTAACCTCATTCATGAGGTCAAGAAACCTTGAGGTTTCTTCTAAGGAACTAAAACCAAATACTCAATTGTATGCATTCTTTGATTCTGTTGCAATAACTAAGTATTGTGTTCCAAAACTTATTGAAATCGAAATGATTTCAGGAACCTTTAGTGAGGGTGAATTAATTGGTGGTGGAACTATCAAACCAACAATTAATGGTGATGCACCATATATTAGATTCAGATCTGCACAAATTAATCATAGAACTGGTCCATTTAAGAATCCTACCGATACCTACAAGACCAATCCATATACAAATGAAGAAATGGCAACAAGCTATTCTACTTCATCTACAATACTTAATGTCGATACTACATCATTAAGTATCCAGACCCAAGGTCAATATTATGGTTATATTGAAACAGGAATGATTATTGAAGGTAGAACTAGTGGAGCAAGAGCAAGAGTTAAAAATCTCAGATTGATTTCTGATGAGACTGGTTCTCTAGTTGTTTCTTTCTATATTCCAAATCCAAATGCACCAACCACTCCTAAGTTCAGAAGTGGTGAGTCAACATTCAAACTTATTGATACTTCCAGTTTAAATCTTCCAGATGGGATTCAAACTACTGGTGCTGAAAAAACATTCTTCTCTTCTGGTAATATTGCTCAGGTTCAGGGAACTATAATTTCTACACGTAATGTAGAAGTAACAAATGCATTTACATCTCAGTCTAGAAACATTTCAGAAACCTCTGAAAGTGTTATTGATCTGAATACAAATGTCGATTTAACAGTACCTGACATTACTTTACCTGAAGAACTTCTAGAACTTCCAGGAAGAGTCGATGATCTTGAAAATGCTGTTGATGATTTGGGTAATAGACTTGATGATCAGGGTAATAGAATTGATTCTCTTGCAAGAAGAGATCGTGCAATTCAAAACGAACTTGATCGTCAGAGAGTTGCCATTCAAAATGCAAGGCGTGTTACTAACATCACTAATGTTACAAATGTAACACAAAATGTTACTAATGTAACCAGAGTTACCAATGTAAGAAATGTAACTAATCGTATTACTAACGTTACACAACAAAGGAGAAGAGATCCTGTCGCACAGTCTTTCTTCATCGGTAGTGCAAATGATAGCACTGGAGCATTTATTACTGGTGTAGATCTGTACTTCCAAAGTGCTGGTGCGGATGAAACTTGCTTCGTTGAATTAAGACCAATGGTAAATGGTCTTCCTTCTTCGACTGAAATTTATCCACTTTCTCATGTTGTTCTAAAAGATACTGATGTAAAAGTATCTGATGATGCTAGTGTTGCTACAAGTGTAACTTTCCCAGCACCTGTATATCTTGAAGGTAATAAAGAGCATTGTATTGTTGTAGGATCCAATACTACTGGGTTCAATCTATGGGTATCCAGACTTGGTGAAGTAGATGTTGCTAATCTAGCACTTCCAGAATCCGAGCAAGTTCCTATCACAAAGCAATCTGATCTTGGTTCACTATTCAAGTCACAAAATACTTCAACTTGGACACCAAGTCAGTATGAAGATTTGAAGTTTGATCTTTATAGAGCAAACTTTGTTGAAGAAGGAACAATTAGCTTCTTTAATCCAGACCTTAATAATGGTAATTCACATATTCCAGTTCTAAAGAAAGATTCTCTAGATGTTGGGTCAAGAAGAATTATTGTTGGACTTGGAACAACTGCGGTTAGTTGGGGAACTGAAATTGTTCCAGGAAATACAGTAATTCAAGATGATTCAAATGCTACTGGCAACTATGTAATGGGTCTTGGTATTGCTACTGGCACAATGTCAATTGTTAATGCTGGTTTAGGACTAACTCCTTCAGCAGGAACTTATCAATATGA